ATATAATACAATATAATACAATATAATACAATATAATACAATTTTATTGTATATTAAAATAAGAAATGAAGCTACCTACAACTTTGTATAATTATTTTAATCAAGGAAGAGACAATTTAGAAATATCATCTGCTCTTTTAAATCCATATGCGAAATGGATGCAATCTCCGAATATACCAAAGAATTCATGTTTGCCAATAGCTTTAACAACAGTAGAATCTGAGAAATTTCATGATTCAACAGTTGATGAATGGTTTCAACAATTGAATACAAATTTATTGAAGCAATTACCTGTTCCGAATCATTTTCCAACAGAATATAAAGATAGTAAATATTATTCTTTAATTAAGAAAGGAAAAAATAGATGGTTACATGGAATATTATCAAGTCATGATAATTTATTTGAATTATATTCCGAGCAATCAAAAGAAAAAATAATAAATGAATTTATTAATAAAGCAACAAATTTATTTTTTAATATTTATAATGTAAATATATTTAGAGTTTATGGCGAGAAAAAAGCGGAGATATATTCATCATTATTTAAGAATACATCTTCTGCAGGTTTACATATTTTTAGTATTATAATTGATAAAAATATTATAGTAATGCATGAATTTGGTTATGAATTATGTTGTAATTATGATAAATCCAAAAAAAACATTTTATTATATTCGATTCCAAATTCAGATAATATTGGTTGTATAATAAATAATAATGAGAGTGGTAATATAGATATATTACCAATATTAGAAAAGCAATTAGATTTGTATCCTCATAGAACAAATAAAATAAAAATAATGTCTGATGCGAATAGTTTAATAAAATATAAAACTTTAAATAAAAAAAAGTTATCTGAGATCCGTAATGAAAGTGAAGAGAATGGATTATCAATATTCAACAATAATAATGAAAAAAAATTATCAAAAGATGAATTAATTACTCAATTATTAAATAATTTTTAAATTTATTGAATAATTAGTGTAAGTAATCAATTACAAAATATCTGTATCTGATTCATCTAAAATATTAAGATTTGTATCATCATAATATAAATCACTAATAAAATATTTAGTTTTTTTATTATTTGGTGCATAGTTACTACAACATTCTGCATCCAAACAAAATGGTTTACCACAATCTTTACAGAAAACTTTTTTTTGTACTTTTAAACCCATTTTAGTAAACATAACATCAGTTGTGTTTGGTTTTTTAGGTCTATTTGGTTGACCTTTATAATATTCATGAAAAATTTCAATAAATTCTTCAAATGGGAATTCCGATCCTTTTCTAATTTTAAAATTTTTATGTTCTGAGATCATTCTGAAAATATAATTATTTTCCCATAAGATATCATCTTTACGTGAATCAAAATAATTTATTTTCCATTCGTGAAATGGTGTTGTTTTATATTTTTCTAATAATTTTTTTCTAGCTAATAAAGTTTTAATTAAGACTAAATTTAATTCATTTTGAATACAGTCTTGTTCTAAATTAGATTTAGTATTTTTAACAGGCTCAAATCCAAAATAAGCGATTCTTCTAATAACTTCACCAGTATCTTGACAATCTTGCATATATTGAGAACAAAAGAACATTCTTTGTGTAACTTTATGTTGTTCTTCTTGTTTTTGATTTTTAATTGGAATTGCAATTGTTTCACCAGATACAGCTTTTTGAAAATCAGTTTTACCAAATAAACTAATCATATTTGCTGGTGTATCTGTATCCATAATAACATCATGATCTAAGAAAGCACTTTTACCAAATGTTCTTTCTTTATAATTAATTGCACCAATACATTCTTGAGAAAATGTACTCATAATAATATTCATAATAGTTGATTTACCGGTACCAGAAGTACCAACTAAATAAGGTGCAACTTTAATTGGATCTGATCCAACTGGATAATGTAATGATCCTAATAATCCATAAAATACGAGTAAAACTTCCTTATCATTAAAGATTTGTGGTTGATCACTAATAATTTTGTCAAAAATTGGACTTTGAATTTGATTCCATTCCATTTGTAACCATTCCGTATCAAATTCTAGAGGAATATATTTTTTAGCAATAAATGAATATTTTTCGGTATCGCTATATTTATGAAAGGTAAATTCTTTTAATTTTAAAAATCCGTTTTTAAAAGATATAATATTATTATCTCTTTTCAAAACTCTAATATCCGTATGTATATTAGTTAAATACTCTACCAAATGTTTTTTAGACAGAGGTTTTTTGTATGCATTTTTTAAATTTAATTCAGATAATCTAAATAGATCATCTAACCAATCACTAAATCGTGAAATTTTTTCGTATTCAACTTTACATTCATTTGAACGTTTCATCATATATCCATCTTTTTTCATTAAATCGTTTTCTCTACAATAATCGTCAACATAATCTTGTATTTGCTCATATTTTACATTTTCATCATTTGAATTAAAATCAAAATATCCTTTAATTTGTTTCCAATTAGAAGAATTTCTTTTAATATCAATTAATTTGTCTCCACATGAATAACATTTCGCAGTACAAGTTGCTTTACCAAGTGTAATATATGATTGTACACAAGAATGAGTTTTATTTTTATTAACTAAACATGTTTTATCATTTTCTGGAATTAATACAATTGTTCTAGAAGTAGAATAGGAATTAGATTTCCAATTTCCTTTTGTGTAGAACATTTCATTCAACATAGTATTTATATTTGAATTCAAACAATTAGATGTTTTTTTATTTGTACTATTTGCAGATACATTTTCGCCTAAAACTTCTCCAATATTACCAGAATAATCTTTAATAGGTATATCCGCATTGTAAACAACTAAGTCTTTTTTGGCATATGATCCTTGACCACATAATAATTCTACATCTTTCCATATTGTATTACATCTTTTTTTAGTTAATCCTAAAAATCCAGAAACAAAATAATGAGGTTTGCTTTTACTAACACTTTTAAAATAAGGACACTCTAATTTAGGATCAACATTACCATCAACATCAATTTGATTAATGAATCGAGTATCGATCCAGATATAATCATATTGAGATAGGTATTTACGTCTTTCTTCAACTAGCGTATCTTCAGCTAAATCATTATACGAAGGTGTTACTTTACTATCACCATATTGTTTTAAATTTTTTTTAATTTTGCCACGACTTGAAATATCAATTTCCAAATTGATTGGCATCCATTTAATTTTATTATTATCTAAAAATTCAATAATATTCATATTGATTGTAAATGAATTATTATTTTGATTTGTATTCAACTTATTTTATTTCTGTTAATTTTGTTAAATTCTATTAGTGTTATATAAATACTTATATTATTCAATCATTTTTTTTGGCAAAAATATTATTATTAACATAATATTCAATATATTAAATTATGTATTAATAAATATATTAATAAATATATTAAATTTTTTATTAATATATATTAATATGGAAGAAATACAAAAAAAATTTTTAAAAAAACGATTAGAAATAAATTTAAATCAACAAAAAAAATTTACTATTTTAAGACAAAAATATATAAACAATGTTAGAAATATTAATAAACAACTGTCATTATTAATAGCTCAATTATATTCTCTTAAATTTAATTTTGAAAATATATATAAAAATAATGAATATACAAATCAACACAATAATGAATATATAAATGAATATTTATATGATAAATCAAATATTTTTAATACTAAATTAAATAGTAATAATATCAATCATTCAACAATACTTGATAATACATGGAATAATTTAAAAGATAAATTAAATGAAATAATATTATATCATAATGAATTTATTAATTCAAATTACTCAATTCTTTATAAATCAGAAATTAGAAATAGTGTTTCATCAAATTTAATAAAAGTACTAAGTAAATCTCCATCAAATTGCAAAATTGAGATATATAATTGTAAAGATATATTTATGTTAAATGGTAAGAAAATATACTCTAAATTAATAAATAATAAATATATTTTAATTATTGATAATTCAACAATAATTGAAATACCAACCGAATTAGTACAATTAAAAGGGGATTCAATTATTATTGAATATACTGATATTTTTACAAGTAGATTTAACGATACTTATTATTACAAAGGATTAAACAAATCCATTATTAATAAAATATCAAATATATTTGATAATAATATATCAGATTCAAATATTCAAACTGCAATATCTTTATTAAAAACACTTATATAATAATAATTTCACAAATATTTTTAATAAAACAGTAATCAAACTTATGTATGTTTTGTTTTAACTTTTTATTTTTAACTCAACTGATCTATTGATCAGATTATAACTTATAATGTATTTGCATATTTCTGAGGAAGATTTAGAGGATAGTTCTGACAAATGTAATTTTTGGAGGTGCATTTATGCGAGTTGTTGTCCCATGCCAAATAAAATGAGAAAATAAAACCAATCTAATCTGCCTCTACAAGCCATAAATTTAAAAGTTAATTGATATTTTTTTATAAAAAGGTTGTGTATTTTTTTGTAATTTTATATATTTTAATTATTATAATGAATGAGACTTTGCAAAAGTTAGAATATATGTGTGTATTTTTGCTTCCGATATTCTTAGCAACTATATATAATAATATAAATAAAAAAAAAATTAGACCAAATATGAAAATTGTTTATTATAAATTTTTTATGTTTTTTGCAATATTATTAATCGCATCTCAAATTAATATTGATTTTGGTTATATGGATAAATCATATGCAGCTTATGTTGGAGGAGGTTTCCGTTTTATAGGAAATCTTCTTATGTTTTTGTTAATTTTGGAATTTTTTCTTATACCAAATACAAAAGATCATGAACATCCGGATGATATAGTTGTGTTTCATACAACTATATTGTGGATTACTGTAGTTGCGTTTTTATTTTGTGGTAGTTTTATGCATTTTGAAAATATGTCAAAAGTAGATAATACTAATGAATGGAAAAATATAAATTCATTTGATATTATAAAAAGAGTTAAAAAAGTTTACAATGACGTTGCTCTACCTAATATACAAAATTCATCTAATGTAGATGCGGGTGTTGAAGGAGAATTAGATGTTACACGACAATATTTTAAAGATTTACCAATTTGTTGTTTATTTAGTGGTAAATATCCAGATTTAGAAAAAATAGGATTGTTTGATACCCCTGATATAGAAACCATAGCATTAGTATAGCGACTACCGCAGCTGTGGTCTCTGTAGTGGTTCGTTGACGTGTTCATTGACAACATTGTGTTGTATGCAACGCTACAGCAGCAAAAACTAGTTGCACTGATAGAGAGAATTCGCACGGGTTTTAGTACAGGTTTTTATTGGTCAATTATATTTATTTTCGCGATTATATGTATACTATGAGTAACGTTTACTTAAACCCCACAATTATTGGATAATACAACTTATTCATCTTGAATTATAAAATCATGTAAAGAATCATCATCTTGTAAAGATTCTTCACTTGACCAACTATCTTCAGATCCTAAAGTCTCAAATCCCTCAAAAAATTTTACAGTCATATCTTTGTAATCTTTTTTTGTAATAGAAATTAATTTGTTATTTTTGTCAAAACCAACTATATAGATATTTCCATAATATAAATTTTCTGCAAGTGGAGGTGGTAATTCACTTTTATTTTCAAATCCTGGATCCTTTTCTGCTTCCCATGCATATAGTTTTAATAATTTATCATTTACAATATATTCATGTTGTTTTATTAGTTTTCCGTCTCCTCTACTTCTTTTATATTGTTTTGGTATACATATTGTTGACAATATATCATCATTACTATTAACTTCTTTTTCCAAAGTAAAAACACAAATATTTGAAGTAAATTTTACACATATTGCTGATTTATTTTCATTTATTTTTACCATTAATAAATTTAATGTGATTAATCCTTTATTATACTTTTTATTTTAAAATAATTATAATAAACTTTTTTATAATATTATTAGAGAAAATTTTTTGATAATTTTGATAATATATTTTTATTTTATTAAAACTATAAATATAAATATAAATATAAATTATTTATTTAATAACATGGATAATACAAATAATGAACAAAAATTAATTAATTTAGGATTAACAGCTAAACAAATTGAAATGGTTTTAGGTAGATTAAGTCCAGATAATGTTCAGTTATTTATAAATGAATTTAATAAGGAAAAGAGTACATTGAATAGAAATAATATATCTGTTTCTAGAAATAATATATTTCAAAATCAGACAATGTACCAACCTAGAATAATTCCTAATTTTTCTGAGAAAATGTCTGCCAAAGATATGAATACAAAATATGAAGAAAAATCAAAATTTAGAAATGACCCTTCTGAAAATTTAGAAATTTTGTCTATTCAATTATTTGGAGATCCAAATTTATATAATGATATTTATTTAGACAAAAAATATCGTCAGTTATGTTTAAAATTTCATCCGGATAAAAACAATGGAGATAATTCTCAGTTTACAATGTTAAATAATTGTTATAATCATTTAAAACAAAAGTTATATAAAAATAATCATTTTCAACAAAATACACATAATACAAATAGATCATTAGATAAAATCGTACCTCCACCAGATTCTTTATTTGAGAATAGATTTGATAATACAGTTTTTAATAATTATTACAATAATAATTCGTTTAAAACAAGTAGTAAAGGTTATGGTGATTGGCTAAAAGAAAGTAATTCCGAAATTAAAATTCCAGAAAAACCTAACGAAAACAATTTTAATAATGTTTTTGAAAATCATAAAAAACAACATTATAATACTTTAAATAATAATAATAATCAATTAATGAAAATTCAAGAAATTCCAGATGATAATCAATGTACTTCTGATGATGTATTTATATTAGGTGAAGATGAATCTAAAACAGAAGATTTTTCTGGTAAAACTAGAAATGGAATAAATTACACAGATATTAGAAGAGCTTTAGAAACACCTCATCTAATTTATAAAGAAAATAATACATATATAAATAATAATATATCGAAGGATTATCAAAATATCGAACAAAGTCATAAAAGTATTCCAACACAAATGACAACTAGAGAAAGAGAAATATATGATAGAAATGTATTAAAACAAAAAGAAAAAGAAGAGAATAGAATGTATACACTAAAACAAAATGATGAAGATATAGACCATTATTTTCAAAAAATAAATACAAATCGTTTAACATTATAAATTTATGTATAATGTCACACGATTTACAATATAATACAGCTATTTAAAATTATATTTTAATTATAATAAAAAAAATGAAACCATATCATTATACGGTAATATTATCATATTCTTCAACAGGAAACAGTTCATTTATATTCTATTTATTATTTATTAATTATTGAAAAATCAATCATTAATAAATAATAAATATTTATTATTTATATTATATTTATGAGTTTGTTGCTGTAAGTTTCCTTAAATATGAAGTCATTACATTACATATAATAATATAATTCCCTTGAATATGTATATTATTCTATCATCACCTCATGAAAAACTAATATATCTTAACAGAAAACAGTTTGGTTATTCATTGTATTTATATTAATAATTTATGGTTTTGCTGTATGTTTTCTTAAGTAAGCTAATAATGTCTATCATTAGATTCATATTATTAGCTTACTTGATATAAAGTTTAAACATGTTATATAAATAAATATATTAACAGAAAACAGTTTGGTTATTCATTGTAATTTTATGAGGTTGCTGTATGTTTTCTTTATATAATAGACAAATTAACCAAACCTATTTGGTTATTATTATTAATTTGTATGTTCTATTATATTATATATACTTATATAATATAAACATTATATTTTTTAACAGGAAACAATATTCATTGTTATTTATTTTAAATGATTTTGCTGTACGTTTCCTTAAATACAAAGTTTGTTAAATGTGATGATAATATACATTTAATTTATATATTATGAGATAATATTATCATAGTTATGATATATTGTCTCACAAATTAATACAATAAGTAGTTTAAGACATATATTGAATCATTTTTTTGTAAATTATATAATATTCAAAAATAAACTAATATTTTTCATATTATATCTTATATGTTTTATAAATTTATCAATAATAACTTAATAAATTTAATATAAATGTGTACTTAAATATAAATTAATCAATTTTAAATAATGAAATATTTGATTTATGTATTTCTATTTAGTTTAACACAATGTTTTAGTTTTATAATACCTTCTTCTTACATCACAAACAAAAAAAGTACAAAACATATTACTTTTTCTAGAACAATTTTAGATTCTTCATTATTTGATACTTCGTTATTAGATTCTTCATTATTTGATACTTCGTTATTAGATTCTTCATTATTT